GCGAATCTGGACTCCAATACTTTGCTGGCGGAAGCCCAACAGGCGAAGCAGACGGTGGAACAATTTCAGGGTACGGGTTGTCAGCTGGAGCAACTGGATACGGACTGCCAAACAGTGGCGGCGTGGCAGCATCCCGAGTTGGTGATTCTATTAGTACAATGAACCCGTACATTACAATTAATTATATTATCTTTACTGGTGTCCTACAATGAGCTACATAATCAACAAAACTGATGGATCTGTATTAACAGAAATAGTCGACGGTACTGTTGACCAAACAGCTACTGATTTAACACTAATTGGAAAAAATGCCAGTAGTTATGGCGAAGCATTTAATGAAAATTTTATTCGCATACTAGAAAACTTTGCCAATACTAGCTCACCAAACAATCCAATTCAAGGCCAATTATGGTTTGACACTGGCGAAAATCGATTAAAAATCTATGACGGCTCAGGTTTTAAAGTAAGTGGTGGTAGTATTGTTTCTAATACTATTCCTTCAACTATTGGTCAAGGGGATATTTGGATTGATAGCAGACGCAAACAGTTATATTTTAATGACGGCGTGTCTACTATACTAGCAGGACCAGCTTGGTCAACATTCCAAGGTATAACTGGATGTGAAGTAGTAGACATTACTGATACTAATGATAATCCTAGAACAATTATTTTATTTAAAGTTGGCGGTGTGTTATTAGGAATTTTTAGTAACACACAATTTATTCCATCAGTGGACGGAAGCGGTTTGGGACTTGATTTTCAAGGTCCGACTTTTAGCGCATCTATCAATTATATCAGAGGCGATAGGGTAACATATAGAAGTAATCCAAATACTCCACCTACCTTCATTTATGAAGCAATAACATCAAGTGTGCCGCTTGGAACCCTGCCAACGGATATTGCTTATTGGAAACAAGTAATTATTACTCCCGGATTTAATTCGAGTACATTAACTAATTTAAAATTTGATGTTACTACTACTAGAGCAAATGCGTTAGTTGATGGTAATGGAGATTTAAAAACTGCGGATACCTTTATAAGTAATTCAGGTGATGCTTCTATCAATGGTACATTAACTATTACTAACGTAGTTCCATTAATCCTTGGCGGAAGTACACAGTCTCAAGTGACAGTTAGTAACGCACTTTTTGAATTAGCATCGAACATATCTGATCAAAATTTTCAAGTATCGTCAAAAAATGCTGCCAACGGCTTACAAGCTAGTATGTTTGTTAATTCTCGCAATGAATATGTTGGCATCTATACTAATACACCAACAGCTACATTAGATGTTAATGGTGATACACGAATACGTGGTAGTTTAACAGTAGAAGGTAATTTAACTTCTGTTAATACTATTAATATTGAAATAGCTGATAAGTTAATTGAATTAGCAAAAGTTGATTCGCCGTCAAATACTACAGCAGATGGCGGTGGTATCTCGTTAGAAGGTGGGTTAGACGGAGATAAAACACTACTATGGTCGTCTACAATTCCTGGATGGACTAGTTCAGAAAACTTTAATATTGCCAGTTCTAAGGCATATTACATTAATGGTATTCAAACATTAAACTATACAACTCTTGGTAGTTCAGTAGTTAATTCTAGTTTAACTGGAGTAGGAACATTAAGAACTTTACAAGTATACAGTAATTTGGCTTCTTGTGGAACTAGTATTGATGGAAATACAATTAGTTATACAAGCAATAGTTTTGCATCAGGTGATGTAGTATTACTTCCTAAAGGGACTGGAAATGTTAATGTTAGTAGTAGAAAAATTATTAACGTTTCAAACGCTCAAGACCCTACAGATGCTGTAAATTTACAAACAGTAGAGACATTAATTAGCAGTGCGCCATTGGGATTATCAGCTGATACTGCGTTTTTAGCCGGAGTTACGTTAGACGCTGACATCGGCACACAGATTATTGAAAAAGTTTATCCTGCGATTACCCACCAGATTGGTACAGAATGTAGAATTTGGTGTATTGATCTAGGAATCGCAAAATTATATACAATAGCACCTAGTGGATTTTGGACTTGGTCAACCAATTTGTAAATGAGCCAAAATAGAATAAATACTAAGAATAAGGAATGATGGAAAATGCCATATACGATTAATCATTACAACGGAGATTTTGCTGTTACTGTTGCCGACGGCACAGTCGATACTAGCTATGCAGTTAAACTTATCGGCAAAAACTACGCTGGTTACGGTGAACTTCAGAATGAAAACTTTCTAGCATTACTAGAAAATTTTGCTAATGGCATTGAACCAGCAAGAAAAACGGCAGGACAACTGTGGTATAATAGCACAGATAAGAAATTAAAGTTTTTCGATGGCACCAAATTTAAATCAACCGGTGGCGCTGAAATAACTGATAGTATTGAACCACTAGGCCTAGTTGAAGGCGATTTTTGGTGGAAGCGTAGTACTAAACAGCTATTCTCTAAAAACAACGTGGGCACATTTACACTAATTGGTCCACAAGCCGCAGGCACAAATCAAACTGAAATGTTTTCTAGAGAATTAACTGACACTAGAATCCCAGCGCAAAATCATCCAATAATTGAAGCACGAGTTAACGGTCTTACCTCGTTCATTATTGCTCCGATTGACATGGTTCCGTTTGATATCGATAAGGGTATTGAGGGGCAAAACATCGCAGGATTTACTACGATTCATCCTGGTATTACACTGGCGTTAACTGAAGAATCAGATCCTGCGGATGCTATGTATGGTGTTACTGATTCTGCAGATATTAGATTCTTTGGTACTGCTACTAACTCAGATAAGTTAGGAGGCATTCTTGCATCAAACTTTGTAAGAAATGATCAAGCATCTGCGTTTACTAGAGTTGTTAGATTTGCTGATGCTGGCTACACTGTTGGTGATAGCTGGGCAACTAACGGTCTTTTAGTTGATATTTCTGGAGCATATCCAAGGATACAAACTCAAGGGTCGTCGTTACGAATACAGACAAAAGCATCTGGTGTCATAAAAACGCCTATTAAATTAGTTGGCAACGCAATTTTAAACGGAGCAGATGACAACGATGGATTTACATACGACATTGGTTCAACTACTGTAAAATTTAATACAGTATACGCTAACATATTTGACGGTGCAGCCACTAAAGCTGACAGTGTAAGTGTTGGTGGCATTTATAGAACTGCTAGTGTTGATACAAGCGGGACAGGCACAGGAAATACAATTGTTGCCAGAGATGCTACTGGTAATATCAATGCTGTATTATTCCAAGGAGTTGCTACATCAGCTAATTATGCTGACTTGGCAGAAAAATATCTTGCTGATGCTGACTATGAAGTTGGCACAGTTGTAATGATTGGCGGTGAAAAAGAAGTTACAGCAACACAAGTTGGTTTCCGTGCTATTGGCGCAGTATCTGCTAATCCAGCATACATGATGAATAGCGAGTTAGAAGGTGGAACTTACATTGCTCTAAAAGGACGAGTGCCTGTTAAAGTAATAGGGCATATTGCCAAAGGTCAACGTTTAGTCGCCGGAGCAGACGGCACTGCTCAAGCTGCATTTGGTAATACAGCCGATTACTTTGCTATCGCGTTAGAAGCAAGTGCTGATACTGGCACACGACTAGTTGAAGCTTTAATTTTATAATAGGATACAAAAATGGCCGCAGGTATTGGACAAAAAATTGAAGCCACTGATTACAACAGTATTCAAAATAAAATAGCTGGTATTTTAGGAACTGGTAGTGGCACTTCTGGATACGGACAATCAGTCTCTAGTTTGGCAATTGCCGCCGGCGACAAAATTAATCTTAGTGGATGGCTAAATCTAAGAGCCGATCTACGTGCGGCAAGAGAGCATCAATTAGGTACCGGAACAGTCAGTACCGGCAGTGCCACTGATGGCGCAAATTTGTTAGTGCCTGCTACTAGCTTAGTGATTACTGAAGCTCTTAGAAACCAGTATGATTTATTTGCTGATACCGTTGTAACAAACAAATTTTTATTAGGGGCTCCTGGGCAATCCTCAACAGAAACAGTTATTACATTTTCAAAATCAGGTGCGTGGAATAGTACAATATCTAACGTAATTACTATTTCAGGGAGTGCAAGTGGCGCAGGTACTGCTGACAACATGCGATTCTTTTTTAATGCCGGCGGCAGCTTTCAAATCCAATCAACTCGAAATGGACCTAGCGCCGGCGCAAAAGATGACGCATGGACAACTATGTTATCACAGGCAGCGGTAGTTACAATGGACTATGCTAATACAACTTATTCTGGTTCTAACGGAACAGTATACAACGTGGGTTACAACACGCTGACGACGTCCGACCAAGTAATCTTTTGGAAACCAGCTCCAGCAGGTAACTACGCAGAAAACGATTACTACATTTATGCTAGAAAATCAGCCAATGGCGCTGATGTTATTTTCACGCTACAATTTCGTGACGATGACGTTGGCGATCAAACAGGGATTGGCGCCGCGGTTGACGAAAACGTTAACGCTGCCGGCGGTACATTAGATACTTCAGTAAGCATGATTAGACCATCAGGCTTAAACGTGTCAGTTCTAGCACCAACATCAAGCCAAACCGGAATGTAAGCTCTTGCTGAAAAAAATAGATAATTACTTGATATATTCAAGAGGTTATCTATGGACGAGCGTTTGGAAAAAGCATATCAAGTTGTCAATTACATGGCAACATTATCAGCTCAAAAACGAGTAATTAAAGAAGAATTTGATCAAAAGTTGCTACACTATGTAAGCGGCAGCACATTCAGAATTACTCCTACACTAATCAATTTTACAAAAACAGTAATTGATTTAGGACACACAACGGATGTGGCGTTTTTAGACGAAAATAATCTACCAGTCTTAATAGAAGATGTTCAAATATTTTTTGACACAATAGTTGAAACGTATTTTCAAGCTCTTAATGAATACGCAATTAAGACGGCAGCAATTAAATCTAAACGATCACTAGCTGACATTACTGCGCTATGACCCACGGCGCAGTTATATTCGCACAAAATAATGGCGCAATTGACTATGTTAAAATTGCAACATTTTCTGCTAGACAAATTAACCGTTATCTAAATGTGCCAGTGTCATTAATTACTGATTCCCCCGACGCAGTAACAGATACAGATGTGTTTGATAAAGTTATTGTTATCAACTCTAATACTTCTCAAACAAAACAATTTTATGATGGCACACTAACTTCTAAACAATTAGTCTGGAAAAACCAATCACGTAGCCAAGTATTTGATTTAACTCCTTACGACACTACTTTAGTAATTGATAGTGATTATATTATTAATTCACCAGTGTTACTACCAACGTTTGATAGTAATTCTAATTTTCAAATATATCGTACTAGCTTAGATTTAGCCGGCTGGCGTAATACCAATAGCTTTGATAGATTAAATCAATATAGTATTCCGTTCTACTGGGCAACGACATTTATTTTTAAAAAGGATGCTGTTACACAGGCATTCTTTAATATTGTCGATAACATTAAATTAAATTGGGAATACTATAGATTACTCTATACGATTGACTCAAAAGTATTTAGAAATGATTTCGCCTTTAGCATTGCAATTCATATTATGAATAATAATACTACTGGAGAGTTTGCCACAGCATTACCTGGCAACATGACTTATATATTAGATAGAGATTTGCTAGTTGATATTGCCGATGACAAAATGAAATTTTTAGTAGAAAAAGAAGGATATCACGGAGAGTATACACTAGTTAAAACTACTGGATTAGACGTTCATGTAATGAATAAATTAAGCCTACTTAGAGTAGTCGAAGGAGGCCAAGGTGTCTAAAGGATTTATTGTACTTGCTCAAAATACTGGGTCAGTTAATTATGTAAAGCAAGCGTATGCCCTTGCTCTAAGCATTAAGAATACTCAAACAGAAGTAACTGATATATCAATAGTTACTAATGATCCAGTGCCGCCTCAATATCAACATGTGTTTGATAACATAATAGAAATACCATGGGGTGATCTTGCTTCACACAACGATTGGAAAATTGAAAATCGTTGGAAAATATTCCATGTATCACCATATGACGAAACAATTGTATTGGATACTGATATGTTATTTTTAGATGATATTAGCAGATGGTGGGAATACTGTAGTAACAGTAATCTTAAATTTTGTTCAACAATTAAAAATTATAAAGATGAAGTTATAACAACAGATCTACATCATAGGAAAACATTTATTAATAACAATTTACCTAACCCGTATGTAGCGTTATACTATTTTAAAAAGTCAGATTTAGCACTTGAGTTTTTTAAAGTATTAGAGTTTATTGTTAAAAATTGGGAATTCTGTTCAAAGACAATTACTACAAAAAATCCGCAAAAATGGTTGAGCATTGATCTAGCAACAGCTATGGCAATTGATATTATGGGTATTGAAGAGCAGGTAATAGACCCGTGTTCTCCAATGGAATTTGTACACATGAAACCGGCGATTCAAGGATGGTCGCCAGCACCGTCATCATGGCAAAATGTTGTCTCGTTTAATTTTGAAAACGGAGTTATGCTAGTTGGTAACTATCGCCAACAGTTTTTGTTTCACTATGTTGAAAAAGATTTTCTAACAGATCAGTTACTGGCCAAATTAGAAGGACAGCACATTTATGACTGATGAAATAGAATATTTGACAGACGAACAGTTAGCATCTATTGCCGGCCTTGTTGACAATTTATACTATGTGTATTTTACACAAGGCGGCAAAATAGACGCTATTACTAATGAAAAAAGAGAAAATAGTTCTCTTAATTTTATTAAAGTAGAGTACAACAGAATTGAAAAATTTTTAGTAGGCAAAGAAAATTATACTGAATATGTTGTATCACTAATTGACAAAGACACTCCTGTAATAGTTAAGCCGTCCGAATCGATAAGTGCCAACACTCATTGGTTATTAAAAATCAACCAACCAGCTAATGACACCACTACTTTAACAGTAACATGGAACAGTGTTACTAAATCTTGGAAATTTGCCATCGATGAATCTTCAAGAGAGCAAATTAAAAGTATAGGGCTAACGGCTCAACTGCTGTTTTTTATTACTTTTAATCATAACCCAAATTTTCTAATTAGAACAATTAGCATAGATATGTTAGATATATCAAATTCAAAAGAAATTGAAATTCCTTGGATCTCAACAGTTGAACAAGATTATTATAGCATAGCTATCAGTACCCGACGATTCTTTGAATCTTATGGAATTTTAAAATATGAGCAAGATTAAAATTATCGAACAGGATATTATTTTCCTTAGTTATGATGAGCCAAACGCTGAAAAAAATTACGCAGATTTATGTAATAAGTTGCCTTGGGCCAAACGTGTACACGGAGTTAAAGGCAGTGACGCTGCACACAAAGCCTGTGCCGCACTAAGCGAAACAGAATACTTTGTTACTGTAGATGCTGATAATATTGTAGACCCAGCATTCTTTAATGTTGCGATAGATTTAGACGCATTAAAACTAACTCCGGATCATGTGTTTAGTTGGTGCGGCCGAGTCCACGTTAACGGACTAATGTATGGTAATGGCGGCCTTAAATTATGGACACGTAAATTTGTCAACAATATGCGTACACATGAAAACTCAGAACCAACCGATGTCAAAGGGCTAGTTGAGTTCTGTTTTGATGATCGATACTATCAATTCAATGACACATATAGTGAGAGCTTTACTAATGCTAGTCCTTTTCAAGCATGGCGAGCCGGCTTCCGCGAAGGAGTGAAGATGTCATTAGATCAAGGTGCCAAGACTAAAGATTTAAAATCAATCTGGTGGCAAAACTACGATAGATTGTTAATTTGGTGTAATGTCGGTGCTGATGTAGAAAATGGTCTTTGGAGTATGTATGGAGCATTGGAAGGATGTTACTTAACTAATTGTACAGATTGGGATTATGCTAATGTGCGTGACTTTGAATGGTTAACTAACGAATGGGAAACAACGTACAGTAAAATTACTAAAGATAAGTTACCTTATGAGATTATGGGCTTAGGTGAAACATTAAAACATGAATGCGGATTAGAGATCGCAGCCCTCGATTCTGCTTCAAGTAAATTTTTTAAAACAGTATACAATAATACTCCTCGAAGAATAAGAAAACGATAATGTACGATATAATTTTTGTCACTGATAGTAGTAAAGCAAGTGCAGTTAGATACGCACAATTTAAGAATAAATTTCCATTGGCTAAACAAGCTAAAACATATGAGGAAGCAAAGTCAAAATCTTTTACTAAATTGTTTTGGCTAGTTTGGGCAGACGTAGAAGTAGTGTCAACTTTTAACTTTGATTACGAAGTGCCCGTATGGGATCAGCAGTACGTACATATATTCAAGCATGACCACGCATTTGCGTATGTGGGGGTTTGCTTATCATCGAAAGATATTAGCATATCAAACAGAGAGTTTAGCTATCGTTATATTATAAACAATAAAAAAGAAATAGATGTAGATGCTAGTATTACTCGATCGTATGAAATATTTTGTGTAGATACATATAACGAATATTTAGAAGCAATGGATAACTGTACTACTGATATGTTTTGGTTAACTTCAAAACATCTATCAGTAGCAGAAGATTTTAAATTTGATATTGTATTTGATCCGTTAGATGGAAAATATGATTATGATCGTAATGAAAATCATGCGTTCATACATCGAGAACAAGGTAAAGATACATTTGACGGAGTATTTTTACTTTCTAAAAATAAACCATTAACTAAACGTGAAGTAGAATATAGATTTCCGGTACAGAGAAAAGAGTGGAATATTGTTGCAAGCGGTCCACCGGCATATGAACAATTTAGATTAACTACGTATAAAGAATATTTAACAGCACTGTTAGAGTCAACAACTGAAATGTTTTGGAATATTCCTAATAATGTTATTCCTGTAGATAGTTTTAAATTTGATTTATACTTTAGTCAAAAGGATGGCGCATTTACCTACGATCGAAATATTAATCATGTGTTCTTAAATGGAAAGCATTTTGACGGTATTACTCTCTACAGTAAGAATTCTGTAATCACTGAACGTGAATTTACCAACAGATTTATAGCAAATAAAAAAGAATGGGATGTAGTAGCATCTACCCCTAAACCGTTTGATATTGTATTCATTTCATATAACGAATTAACAGCTGATGATCATTATGCTAAATTATTAGAAAGATTTCCTAGAGCATTGAGAATACATGGCGTAAAAGGAATTCACCAAGCGCATATTGAAGCGGCTAAATTAGCAACCACTGAAATGTTTTGGGTTGTAGATGCTGATGCGATAGTCGTTGATGAATTTAATTTTGAATTTGATTATATTCCATTTTATAATGTACAAAGTAGAAAAATGCTTAGAAGCATTGTACACGTATGGGAAAGCAAGAATCCTATTAATAATCTAGTGTATGGCTATGGCGGTGTAAAACTATTACCACGTGAATTGACAATGAATATGTTGACAACTACTACTGATATGACTACTAGTATTAGTTCTAAATTTAAAGCTATGCCCTCGGTATCTAACATAACGGCATTTAATACAGATCCGTTTAGTACTTGGAAATCAGCATTCCGTGAATGTGTCAAACTATCAAGTAACGTAATTGATGGTCAGATTGCTAGTGAAACTGAAGAGCGATTAAATGAGTGGTGTGTACTAAATGATTCAGTATCATATGGATTTTATGCCTACGTAGGCGCACTCGCCGGTAAAGCGTACGGTCAAGAAAATGCCGGCAACATACCGGCACTGTCCTTAATTAATGACTTTGATTGGTTACAAACTCAGTTTGACACTAGTTCAGTTGCCATCGGAAAGATTTGAGCAATAACTTTGGCACAGGCAACGGCAACTTCTTGATGTTCTTTCTGTGTGCCGTTAGCACTACGTAATTCAATAAAGTGAATCCAGCTACGTAGTGTGCCATTCATATATAAACGGCTTTCAATAAGTCCTTCTGGCAATACAGCACGGGCTTGCTCTTTAGCAATGCCATTTTTAATAGCCCACTCGTATTCACGTTGCGCCGCATAGATAACTCGTTGTTGAGCTCTAAACCATTCGTTTTGTAACAAGGTATCATCAACTTCTACACTGTTCTGGCGGTTCTTCGGATCTTGGAGTCTTGCCTCTCTTGTAACAAAATTAAGGTCTTTAGTAGGGTCTGCGTATCGTTGGCTAAATTCTTGAAAACTAAAACTCCTATGTCTAAGGATTTGTCTAGCAATATCTCTAGTAGTGGTAATTTCAATACACGCACTAACCATTTCAAGTGGGCTCCAATGCTGGTGCTTAACCAAGTACTTGATAAGTTTTTCTGATGTCTCTGTGTTAAATTGATTGGAAGGATTGCTAACACGGGCGCAGTACGCAATAAGTTCTTGCGCATCTGCGAGCCCTAAATTTTTAAATTCTTCTGTTGGTTGTGAATAGGATAAGAGCTTAACATTCATAGTTTTCTATTTTTTAAAAATTTCTCAGTGGATTTTTCTATATCTTTTTTAACTTTAATTGTATCAAGTTTAAAATCAATATTGTCAATCCGTTTTTCATATGCCTTAAATAATTCCGACAACGACTTTTCGAAAGATTCCCATCCATCTTTTTTTGTTTTAGCTGTAACTTTTATTTCCCAAGTCTTGCCATCTTTAAAATTAACCAGTACCGCATGGAGATACCTAAGTGGTAACACGTTGAGTTTTACCTCTCCGAATACTTCTGGCCAATGCTCAATGACTTCTTTGGGAAGGATTCTTCCCGCAGTCATCACTTAGTTTTTTTGGTCGGAACCAACTCCTCGGCCAAACGGCGCATAGCGGCAGCTTCTTTAGCTAGCTTATCAGCTTGTGAGCGATAAAACTTAGCTTGGTCTTCTGGAGTGCCTGCTGGAGCAACTACTGGCTTAGCGACATCAGGAGTACTGACTGGCAATTTTTTAGCTGAGGCTATATCAGTTGGTGTAGCATTATCGCCCAACGATGGAGCAATTGACAATCCATCTACAGCAATACCGCGTTGCTCGGCAATTATTTGGTTTAATTCAGAAAGCAAAATAGACACACCAATTGACGGAGTCATTTCAATTTGGTCAGTGCCTACTTTAATTAGACGACCTTTTGAATGTAGACTTGGCAACATGCGACTGCCATCTGGAAATTGGGTACGATCCAGTGCCTCAGCAAACTCATATGCTTCTTGAGCAGTTGCACTTTCAACTAGATTAATAAGCGCATTATGATATTGATCATCTAAGCTTTCAGTTGGTACAACTAGTGCGCTATAGGCGTCACCTGGTAAAGTTCTATAAGCAACAAGTACTTTCTTATTTGATGCTTTAATTCTACCTACGTGTTTTAATGATTGTGCCATATTAGGCTCCTTGTTTAGATGCTTCTGCTTGTTTAGCAACTTGATCTAAGAATGTTGTTAGCTTGTTATATGTTTGACCTACAACGGCCATTTCGTTTGGTTTAAATGCGCCGCGCGAAC